TGATAATACTCGCCTTTTTTATTTTAAATGATTGATTTTAAAAATTAAAAGGTACTCCTGAGGGGAGCCCTCTTTCCACGGGGTTCCGGGCGCGCGGTTTTCGACAGTTTTTTGACATCTTAGGCATCATCATCTTTTTAAGGTTTTTGGATTTTGGCAGGTTTGGCATGGATAATTTATTTGACTTAAAACTAAATATAAATCAGATCGCCGAACTGGTCGGAATGCATCGGCAAACCGTGTCACAAAGGGTTGCAGGGCTAACTCCAGCTATTGGCAGTAATTCCAAATTAAAGCTCTATGCACTATCTGATTTAATCAAAATCGGACTTGCCGAAAAAATGACGGCGGATGTTGATAGCTTGTCGCCTGTTGAGAGACGAGCATTTTGGCAAGCGGAAAACGAAAGACTTAAATACGAGCGAGATACTGGCGAACTGGTGCCATCGTTTGAAGTCGCTCAAGAGATGGGCTTTTTAGCAAAAGCAGTGGTGCAGTCACTTGATACATTGCCAGATATTTTAGAGCGTGATTGTGGATTAACTCCGTCACAATTAACCCGTGTAATACAGGTAATTGATGATGTTAAATCGCAAATGTCATTACATATACAGGCTGGTGATAATAAATCGGAGGAGTAGCTATGTTTGCATCAGCTAAAGATATTAGACGAGATATTGCAAATCTGCTTAAACCTCCACGTAGAATGAAAGTATCCGAGGCTGTCGTAGAGTATATGCGCGTACCTGTTGGTGGTGGCAACTCTGTCAAATGGGATAAAAACACAGCGCCTTACATTATTGAGCCAATGGATTGTTTAAATTCGCGAGAATATGATGCAGTCGTTTTTGTTGGTCCTGCCCGTACAGGTAAAACAGTTGGACTGATTGATGGCTGGATTACTTATGCGATTATTTGTGATCCGTCTGATTTTTTACTTGTACAGTTAACACAAGAAAAAGCAAGCGAACACAGCCGAAAACGCTTAGATCGCACCTTTAGATGCTCGCCTGAGATAACTAAAAGATTAAGCCCACGAAAAAACGATAACAATGTCCACGATAAATATTTTAGGGCAGGTAATTTATTAAAGGTTGGTTGGCCGTCAATTAACGTATTGTCATCATCCGATTACAAATACGTTGCATTAACAGACTATGACCGCTGGCCCGATGATGTAGATGGCGAAGGTGACGGATTTAGTTTAGCGTCAAAACGGACGACTACATTTATGAGTGCCGGTATGACGCTTGTAGAGAGCTCACCAGGCAAAGATATTGTTGATATAAAACATCATCCAAAAACTACTCACGAGGCACCGCCAACAACAGGTATTTTGTCACTATATAACCGTGGTGATAGACGTAGATTTTATTGGCAGTGCCCACACTGCTCCGAGTGGTTTGAGCCGTCAATGGCTAATATGGTCGGCTATCGTGATGATACTGATTATGTTAAGGCGAGCGAAAAAGCTCGCTTGCAATGTCCGCACTGTCAAACTCTGATTGAGCCTGACAGAAAGCGCGCACTAAATATCGGCGGTAAGTGGCTAAAAGAAGGGCAAACGATAGATAAAGATGGTGTGATACATGGTGAGGGCAGAAACTCCCGTATTGCGTCATTTTGGCTAGAAGGTCCTGCGGCCGCTTATCAAACATGGGCGCAATTAACTTATAAATTACTTACTGCTGAGCACGAATTTGAAATGACTGGTAGTGAGGAAACGCTGAAGGCGGTGACGAATACCGACTGGGGATTACCTTATTTACCACGCTCAGCACTTGAGCAACGCCACTCCGACGAACTGATGGAGCGACGCGAAGAAATCGAAAAAAGAACGGTGCCTTATGGGTGCCGTTTTTTATTGGCTGCGGTTGACGTACAGGGTGGGCGGAACCGCCGCTTTGTAGTCCAAATTGTGGGCTACGGAGAAAACAGCGAGCGGTGGCTCATTGATAGATACAACATTAAATCATCAATGCGGAGCAATTCAGAGGGGGAAAGCCTACCAATTGATCCGTCCGCCTACCCTGAGGATTGGGATTTGCTTATTAGCGATGTACTAAATAAGCAGTATCGCATTGAGGGGTTAGATGGTGGATTCATGCCAATCCTTGCAATGGCTGTGGATAGTGGCGGTGAGGATGGTGTAACAGATAACGCTTATAAGTTTTGGCGTAGATGTAAGCGCGATGGATTATCTAAGCGCGTCTATCTCGTTAAAGGTGATAGTACCAAGCGTCAAAAACTTATTACGCGTACTTATCCTGACAATACCTCTCGCTCAGATCGACACGCTAAAGCGCGAGGTGATGTGCCGTTGTATTTGCTCCAAACAGACCAGCTAAAAGATCGCATTAGCAACGCATTAAGTCGTGAGACTGTTGGAGCTAACTATATCCATTTTCCGACATGGCTTGGCGAATGGTTTTTTGATGAGCTGACCTATGAGGAGCGTGGACAAGACGGCAAGTGGCGCAAACCTGGTAAAGGCAACAATGAGGCGTTTGACCTATTTTGCTACGTCCATGCAATCGCTATTTTGAGAGGTTATGAGCGCATTAAGTGGGGTGATGAGGACAATGTCCCTTACTGGGCAAAACTCCCACACTTAAACCCCGAGGTGATCCGAAAAGAAACAATCGTACCGGAAGAAGAAACCGAAAGTACGGTAGAAATTGAACAAGTCAAACCGCAACCGAAAACCAAAGTAAAAAGCAACTGGTTAAACGGTGGTGGAAGTAAGAAAAAAGGTGGGTGGCTGTGATTTACGACAAAAACGAGCTTGAAGAAAAAATCCGAACGCTTGATGAAAAAATCGAAAACGCCCAAAGCCAAGTGAGCTTTAACGGGCGGTCGGTATCTTACCAAGTGTCAGAATGGACAAAACAACGTGACCGCTATCAACAAATGCTTAATGAGTTGTTAGCAGAAACAAGACAGCGCGTTAAACGCCACAGAATCAAATATGCGAGATTTTAAACAATGGGAATATTAGATAAAACGATTGCCGCAATCTCGCCTAAATGGGGCGCACAGCGAGCGAAAAACCGCTATGTTATGAATGCATACGAGGCAGCAATGCCAAGCCGTACACATAAGGCAAAACGCGAAAGCCAAGGCGCTAACGTATCGACTAAACAAAGTGCGGTTAGTTTGCGAGAACAGGCTCGAGCGTTAGACCAAAATCACGATATTGTGATCGGAATTTTGGATAAGCTGGAAGAACGTGTTATCGGCTCTAGAGGAATCCATATTGAACCACAACCGCTAAATTTAAGTGGTGATGTTGATGAGGACCTGTCGGAACAAATCCGCAAAAAATGGGCGGAATGGTCTGTTAGACCTGAAGTTACAGGACAATTTACCCGCCCTGAACTTGAGCGGATGTTGTTACGAACATGGCTCCGTGATGGCGAGGTATTTATCCAACTCGTGCGCGGGTATGTGGCGGGTCTAAATCATAGCACTGGCATTGCATTTAGCCTTGAGGCATTAGAGCCTGATTTTGTGCCTATGTGGCAATCTGATACAGCTAATGTGATCCAAGGCATAGAGATTAACGCCTGGCGCCGTCCTGTGTCTTACCGTGTTTACATGGACAACCCTCAGGAAAACAACCGCACTTACGGGCGAGTTAAATCAGTGCCGGCAGAAAATATGTTGCACCTTGCGTGTAAGAAACGCTTGCATCAGTTGCGTGGCGTATCCATGTTACATGGCGTAATTGTGCGCCTTGCTGACCTCAAAGATTATGAGGAAAGCGAGCGTGTGGCCGCACGAATTGCCGCCGCCTTTACGATGTACATCAAAAAAGGTGATGCCGCAATCTACGGTGACAATGATGAGTACAGCACAGATAGCCCTGAGCGTGACTTTGAAATCTCACCTGGTGCAATCATTGATGATTTAAAGCCTGGTGAAGATATTGGGTTAATCAACTCAAACCGACCAAACGTTAATCTTGAAACCTTTAGAAACGGTCAATTAAGGGCAACAGCAGCGGGGACTCGCTCTAGTTACTCAAGCATTGCTCGTGACTATAACGGCACTTACTCAAGTCAGCGTCAAGAGTTGGTTGAGAGTTTTGAGGGTTATGCAGTTTTACAGGATACCTTTGTTGCGCACATATCACGCCCGATTTACCGAGAATGGCTAAAAATGGCGATTGTCAGCGGCGAAATTGAGGTGCCAGTCGATATTGATCCAGCGTCACTTTATAACGCCGTTTACAGTGGACCAGTTATGCCATGGATTGACCCAACAAAAGAGGCGCAAGCATGGAAAGAGCGCATCAAGGGCGGTTTAGCAACCGAGAGCCAAGCCGTAAGAGCAAGCGGTAGCAATCCAGCAGAAGTGAAACGCAGACGAAGAGTTGAGGTTGAGGAAAACCGAAAATTTGGCCTCAAGTTTGACACAGATTTAACTAACACAGGTACGACAAATGACAAAACAAAAGATGATTCTGTCGCCAGTGGCGATGGCAACGAGCGCAACAAAGACGAATAACCAGTCTTGGTACTCAATCAAAGCCAAGGCCAACGATACGGCAGAGATCTCAATTTACGATGAGATCGGATTTTGGGGCGTATCTGCAGCGAGCTTTGCGCAGGACTTAAAAGACTGCGGAAACAATCTCAAGCAGATTAACCTACACATCCACTCCCCAGGTGGCGATGTATTTGACGGGATCGCCATCTACAATTTGCTGAAAAATCATCCAGCCAATGTGACAGTTTACATTGACGGCTTGGCGGCAAGTATGGCGAGCGTTATTGCAATGGCAGGGAATGAAATAATCATGCCAGAAAATGCAATGATGATGATCCACAAGCCTTGGGGTATCCAAGGTGGCGATGCAGAGGATATGCGCAAGTATGCCGACCTGTTAGACAGGGTAGAAAATACGCTAATCCCTGCTTACGCAAGCAAAACAGGGAAAACACCTGAAGAATTAGCAGAAATGCTATCAGCGGAAACTTGGCTTAACGGTAAAGAATGCGTTGAACAAGGATTTGCTGACAAACTAGCCGAACCACTTGTGGCGATGGCGTCTATTAAATCAAGAAAATTAGAGGACTTTGAGAAAATGCCTAATGAAATTAAAAATATGTTGTTCAAGCCACAAGGCAACGCTGGGGCTAATCCAGCACCACAAGCAACACCTACACAACCAGCACCTGCCGCGCCAGCGAATCAAGCGCCTACAGCTCCAGTAGATAACACCGCACAAGTGCAGGCGGAATTAAATAAACGCAACGCTGACATTAAAGCGGTATTTGCACCGTTTGGTACTACGCACAATGATTTGTTAGTTGAGTGTTTAGGTGATTTATCAATTACCGCAGATCAAGCCAAAGACAAATTATTAGCAAAACTTGGTGCAGGTACAACGCCAAGTGCAGCGCCTATCGCGTATGCTGGAAATGGTAATATCGTTGGTGATAGTGTTAAACAATCATTATTAGCTCGTGCCGGTATCGACAAAGACAAAGCAGACGCCAAAGACAACGCATACAACGCAATGACCTTGCGTGAGCTTGCCCGTGCGTCATTAGTCGACCGTGGTATTAGCGTGTCAGGTCATAACGCAATGAGTATGGTTGGCTTAGCGTTTACCCACTCAAGCTCCGACTTTGGTCAAATCTTAATTGATGTGGCGCACAAATCCTTGCTTAAAGGTTGGGAAACTGCGGCGGAAAACTTTGATCAGTTTACCTCTCGTGGCACATTAACCGACTTCCGCGCGGCTAAACGCGTTGGTTTGGGTGACTTTGGTTACTTACCACAAGTCGGTGAGGGAGAAGAATACACCTACGGCACAATCGGTGATGAGGGCGCTAGCGTTGCATTAGCGACTTACGGGCAATTGTTTACAATTACCCGTCAGGCAATCCTCAATGACGACATGCACTTGCTCACAAAAATCCCTGAAAAAATGGGGCAAGCTGCACGTGCGACAATCGCTAAATTGGTGTTTGCGTTATTGTCTGGTAACGCTAAAGCCCAAGATGGCAAAGCGTTATTTGACGCATCTCACAAAAATACAATCACTAATGCGGTGTTAGACCTTGCCAATATCGACAAGGGCATCCAAATGATGAATGGCTTTGTTAATGCGCGCGGTGAGCCGTTGGCGATTGAGCCTGAGTTTATGTTGTTGCCTACCTCCATGTACACCCGCGGCTTACAATTAATTAAGTCCGCAAGTGTTGAGGGCGCAGATGCCAACTCAGGTATTATCAACCCATTGCGCGACATTGTAACTCCGGTTAAATCTGCTCGCTTGCAGGCGGCTGATGAAAAATCTTGGTACTTAATCAACAAAGAGGCTATTGAGGTCTCCTATCTTGATGGTATCGACACTCCATACATGGAGCAACAAAACGGCTTTACTGTTGACGGCGTATCTACCAAAGTTCGCATTGATGCAGGCGTGAACGTGATTGACTATCGCGGCATTGTAAAAGTTACCAATAAGTAACTTAAATCACCATAAATAACGACCGCACTTTTAATCGAAGTGCGGTTTTTTATTAAATAAATCATAGGATTAATTAAGTATGGCTAAAAATTATGTACAAGATGGCAATACAGTACGCTTTACCGCGACAGCTGCCATGAAGAGCGGTGATGTTGCGATTATCGAAAATCTTGCAATTGTTGCAGAAAGTGATATTGCCCAAGGTGGGATTGGTGTTGGCTTAACTACTGGTGTATTTACCGTTAAAGCAAAAGCGGCTGACGATATTAAACAAGGCTCAATCGTTTATTGGTCAGCAACCGAAGGTGCAACGATTACTGCTGGCAGCAACAAGCGCTTAGGCGTTGCGTGGCGCGCAAGCGGTGCAACTGTGGACACTGTCGATGTCAAGATCAACGCTTAGTCCGTTTGATGACGCACTCGCACAGGCGGACAAAGTCATATCAGATGTGATGATGTCCGTCTATGTTATCAACGGCAAAAAATACAAGGCGGTGCTTGATGAGACGCCGAAGGTAATGGGCGGAAATTATAGCGAGGACTACTTAATTAACGGTACGACTCGCACGCTAACACTTTTTCGTTCGTCGGGCTACAAACCAAAACTTGGCGATGTCATCACGACAAAAACCAGCGAGTATGTTGTACGTGGTTTTAGTTTTGAGGATGGAAAGATCGTGTTGCAATTGGAGTAAATATAGCGGTGAAAATTGAAGGGGTGGAGGCATTACAAGCTAATATCCGAAAACTGGTTAATCAAGTCGCGCCTAAAGCGGCAGCAAAAGCGATTAATAAGGTAGCGAGAAGTGCAATCAAAAATGGAACAAAAAATGTATCCAAAGAGATTCATGTGCCAGCTAAATTAATCCGCAAGCGAACTCGATTATCCCAAAAAGCAACAGTGAATCGACCAGTCGCAAAAATACGAGTTGATAGAAGAAATTTACCGTTAATTCGATTATTGGAGAACCCTAGACGAACCGTGCGAGAGAGTAAAGGGCAAATCAGAATAGGCAAATATCAAATACAACGCGGTTTTATTCAAACTCTATCAAATGGTCGTAAACACGTTATGCAGCGACAAGGTAAAGAGCGATATTCAATTGATGTTGTTAAGGTTCCGTTATCTAGACCACTAACAACGGCTTTCCATAACGAGTTAAAAGATTATTCAAATCAGATCAAAGTCGAACTGACAAGAGAGTTGAGTGACATTTTAAAAAAATAGAGGATTAAATGCTAATTCATAAAAAGATTCGACATCAAGTGTCGGATATGCTTAAAAGCAGTATAAAGGGTATTGAGAATATTTATTCTGGGCGCCCTTTATTTATTGATATTGACCAAGAAAAAACAGCTATTGCGGTTTTTCTTGATGATATTTCGTGCGAAGAGGTAGATCTCTGTCATCACGAATATACCGCAGCCTTAAACATCGCGATTTATCTGAAAACTGCTTTAGGCGACGACGCATTAGATGATATTGCAGACAAAATCAAAGAGCGGTTAAGCGTAGCTATATCTAATGATGAATTATCGGAAAACATTTCCGAAATGACTCTTATTAGCTATGAATACGAACAAGATACGACCAATCGGACGTGGTTCGTTTCCAACCTTAAATACCAAATCAAATACGAGGATTAAACATGGCAGCAAAAACTACACCGTTCCAAAAAACACGGTTTTATATTGGCACATCCGAAGATGCCGGAAAGAAAATTACAGCTTGTGCTGTAACACCAAATGCAACAATTACTGTCCCTTCAAGCGGATTCAAAACTGGCGATTGTATCTTAGTTAGCGGATTAGGTGCGCTAGATGGATATTATCCAGTTAAATCTGTTGCGGCAGATGTAATCACATTGGCTGATGAAGTTGATTGGTCAGCGTATGATCAACCAACAGTATTTACTGATGCTAAAGCGGCATTAGTGAAATGGTCAAATAATTTCTGTGAGCTCCGAAATTTAGAGCGTAGCGAAGATACATTGACCGAAGAAGATGTGACTACCATGTGTGATGATGGCAAAGCCACCGAAGCAGGTGAGTTTGAGTACGGTGAGACTCAGATGAAGTTCTTTACTGCGCCAACATCCGAAATGCAAAAATTATGCCGTAAAAAATTCTTTTCGAAATCGAAGTTCCCTTTCCGTTTAGTTTTCCCAAATGATCAAGGCACGATGTATGGCACTGGTTATTTCAAATCTGGCAATGGTTACTCCGGTGAAACTATGGGTAAATTTGAAAGCGGTGCGACTATTAAGCATACAAAACAGGAGTACCATTTACCTGTAGCTTAATAATAAAAAAAAGCCAAGAGTGATCGGCTCTTGGCTTTAATTATTTGATTAACCTTTAATGCAGGAGAAGTTTACCTGCGAGTAAATTTTAACCATAAAATAGGGTAAATACAATGGATTTGAGAAACAAATTGTTGAAGCATAAACCTAAAGTAACCGAAATTGAAATTCTTGGCGAAAAGTACTATGTAAGAGCATTAAGTGTCGGTGATGTGAACCGTGGATTGTTTGGCCAGCACAAACTATTGTGTGATATTGCAAAAGCACAAGGTATTGAGCTTGATTATGATGATCCTGATGAATTAGGAAAGCAATTAGGAAAAGTTTACGATCCATATCGTTTAGCCCGGAATCTAGCCCTCCGCTTATGTGACAAAGATGGTAATCTATTGTTTGACTTTGAAAATGAAGATGATTTGAAAGCATTATCAAGCCTAGATAATGAAGTTTCCGAAGAATTAAGTCGAGCATTGATGGGCGATGAACCAAAAAACTTAATGACCGACGCAAGTTCCAAATAACTTTATCGCTTGCGTTGGGCAAAACGTTAGAAGAAATCGAACAAATGCCTGAAAAACATCTTCAGGAATATATGCTGTTTTATCAAGAGCAGCCATTTGGTTTGTGGAGAGATGATTATCGCACAGCACAGATTGCTCATTTGTTAGCGTTAATTCATAAAGATCCAAAACAGAAAGCCACAACATTGAACGATTTAATGCCATTTTTCAATGAAAATAAGGCATCAGAAGATAAAGAAGATGATGGCGTAGAGTCTTATTTGTTAAATCGTTGATTGTTTAGTAAAAAAGTTGAAAAAATTAGCTACTCCCTATTGATTAAAATGAATGTATTTTGTACAGTATAGGTAAGTAAATAAGGAGGGGTTATGTTTAAAGATGAAATTAAACTTATCCATTGGTTGGGTAAAGAGGCTATTGCGTTTTTAGCTTTATTCTTTGTATTACCTATCATTTTTATCTTGGCTGTAACAGGCATAACCTTGAAAATTTTACTTGGTGTTTCTCTGGCTTACATTACCTTTTTTGTTTTTGCAAAAGTAGCTATGTTTTTCTTTATGAAGAAAACTGAAAATGAAGTGCTACAGCAAATTGAAAAAGAAAACGAAGTTAAGTACGTCATCATTAAATAAATAGTTAGTGTTTGTATAGAAAGCTCGCAATATGCGGGCTTTTTTTATTTCTGGAGAAAATATGTCATCACTCGGTAGTTTGTATATTGGGTTAAGTCTCGATACAGTCCAATTTCAGGATGGATTGAGTAAGTCGGAGTATCAGACCCGAAAATTTACTAGACAATTTGAAGCTAATTTTTCTCGCGCTCAAGAAAAAGCACGTCAGTTCTCAGAACGCACTACACAATATTTAAATAATATTGAGAAAGCCGCCAATAACATCAATTCGACAACAAAATGGAGTTTTCGCCTTGATAATTTAGGTAGAGCGCAAGATTTGTCAAAGCAAGTTATTGCAATGATGGATAGCTACACTGAGTTACAGAACCGTATTAGACTGGTGACTCATAGTCAGACAGAAATGGCTCAGGCTACAGAAAGCGTGTTTGATATATCATCTCGAACCAATCAAGCTGTTGGCGCAACCGCTCAAATCTATCAACGTTTTGCAAAAAATGCTGATACTTTAAATATTAGTCAGCAAAAAGTCGTAGAACTAACAGAAACTGTATCAAAGGCAGTCGCTTTATCAGGTGCTGCACAAGCGTCATCGGAAGCGGCATTGATGCAGTTCGGTCAAGCTTTGGCTAGTGGTGAGTTGCGCGGTGCTGAACTTAATTCTGTGATGGAACAAACACCGGCTTTAGCACAAGCTATTGCAGATGGTTTAGGCGTTAGCGTTGGCGCACTTAAAGATATGGGTAAGAATGGTGAGTTATCTATCAACAAAGTGATAACTGCACTTGAAAAAGCAAAATCATCTGTGGATAGTGATTTCGAGAAACGTGTAAAAACACTTTCGATGTCATACACAAATCTCGAAACATCATTTATTAAATATGCCGGTGAAGCTGACCGCACTTATGGTATCACACAAAAACTGGGCGAGAGTGTAGATTTTGTTTCTAAAAATCTTGATCAATTAATCACTGCAGCGGTTGTTTTAACTGGTGCCTTAGCAGTTGGTAGAATTAGCCAATACAGTGCAGAGTTAGCAAAATCAGGCATTATTAGCGCCAAAAATGCTTTAGCCCATACAGCAGAAGCAAAAAGCATTTATGAAAGAGCGACAGCAATGAGAGTTGCCGCACAACTTGAAATGTCTAGTTTGACTGCTCAATTACAGCTTGCTCAATCTGAACAAACTCGATTTGCATTGCGTGAAAGAATGAAAGTGCAGTCAGCTCAAATTATTGCACTTGCAGAAGCAGAAGCTACAGCAAAACGAAATCTTGCTACAGCAACTAATCTCGCAACGATGGCGGCAAAAGGTTTGCAAAGTGTAATGGCTTTACTTGGTGGCCCAGCTGGTGTTATTGGTATTGCGGCTACATCATTATTATTTTTCAGTTCACAAGCGGCAGAAGCTCGCCAATGGGCATTAGATACATCTATTGCTAATCAAGCTTTAGCTGAATCTTATGATCAAATCACCGAAGCGGCATTATCAATTAAAATTACTGAACAGCTTGAAAATGTCAAAAAATATTACGCTGAAATCGAAAAATTAAAAGCGGGAATAGCGACAAAACAGGTTGGTGCAGATTTTGATGGCATTAGCGTTGGTGGAAATGCAAATGATGCCGAAATTGAAAGTTTAAAAAATAAAATCCAAGTAATTAAAGAAAATGCCGATGTTGCAAAACAGTCACTTGAGAAAATGCTTTCGCCACTTGGCGAGAAGATGTTGAGAGCAGGTAAAAATGTTGATGAAGTGCGGCAGAAATTCAAGTTGCTTGGTGTATCAGCAGAAACTGCAGATAACATTATAGCTAACTTGCCAAAAAGCTTTAATGATACGGCTAATAGTGCAAATAAAGCGGCAGATAAGACGTTAGATTTAAAAGATGCGATGGAAAAGCTGAAAGAGAAATCTACGTCTCTTGCTCAAAAGCTTGAAGTTGCAAAACTCAAACAACAAGGTCAGGCTAAATCCGCTTATGTGTTGGCTGGTCTTTATGAATTGCTTGGCAAGGAAGGTGCTGAATACAACGAAGTATTAATTGGTATTGCTACAGGCACAATTACTGCAGCTAATGCGGCAGATAAAGCTGTCGGGTTATCACTTGAAACACTAAACAAGATTTTAGCCGGTAAAGCAACATTGGAAAAAATGTTTTCCGATGAAACCAAAGTGACAACAATTGAAACGCAAATCAAAGAAAGCAACAAAAAATCAGGTGAAAATGCTCGAGATAGTTGGTTAAGTTTCTATGACGAAATTCGTAAGAAAAGTAGTTCTAGTCTTGCTGAAATTGACTTGGAACAAACAAGAATGTTCCAGCGCTTAGAAGAGCACAACAAAAAAGGTGTTGTATCTCATCAAGAATATGAAACAGCAAAAACAGCTATCACTGAGCGGTTTGCTCGTCAACGGTTAGAGCTTGCAGGGAAGTATGCGCCTGAGAAATTATTACGTGCGAACTTAAATGATGAGTTAGCGGTAGTTGAAGAGCTTAAAAAAGCAGGACAGCTTACAGGTGGTGAAGCTAATACTGCTGAATTGCAATTGAAGTTTGATTATGCTCAAAACAGATCTCAAAGTGCGGTCAATCCATTAGATCAATTACGCGCACTTTATGATCCGCAACAAGAGCTAATTAATCAACAAACGCAAGAGCTTGCTCAGCTCCAAGCATTTAACGATCAAAAGTTAATCACGGAAGAAGAATTCCAACAACGCAAACAGCAAATCATTGAAAAATACAGAAATAGCCAGTTTCAAGAACAAATGGGGCTTTATGCTAATGGATTAAATGATCTTGGTAGTGCGTTTGGAACTTTAACATCGGTCGTTGAACAATCAGCCGGTAAGCAATCTGCAGCTTATAAAGCAATGTTTGCAGTATCAAAAGCGTTCGCAATTGCAGAAGCTACGGTGAAACTATCTCAGGCAGTCGCACAAGCGATGGCAGATACAACCGCACTTACTCCAGCTCAAAAATTTGCAAATATGGCAGCGGTTGCAGCGGCCGGTGCTAATGTTATCTCTCAAATCACTAGCGTAGGCTTTGCTAAAGGCGGTCATGTTGTTGGCGAGGGTACAGGAACAAGCGATTCCATATTGGCCCGATTATCTAACAACGAATTTGTTATGACATCCCGTACTGTTGATCACTATGGTGTTGGATTTATGAATGCCTTAAATCAACGCAGATTCCCTAAATTTGCAAATGGCGGTCATGTTGGTGGTAAATCTGATAGTTATGACGGATTGTTTAGCGGTGGTGGAGCATCAACTAATAACGAAGTATCAATAACAATAAATATTGATAAAAACGGAAATGAAAGTGTGACTGCTGAGCAAAAAGCCGAACAAGGTAAAGAGTTAGCACTAGCAATCCAAGCAAATGTACTTGAAGTGTTAAGAAAACAACGTCGTCCAGGTGGAATGCTTGGATAAGGAGATGAGATGGCTTTAAAAACATTGCCTTGGTGTCCGCAGCCTGGTTATACGGTTGATGAAGAGCCAAAGCGGAAAGTGCTTAATTTTGGGAATGGCTATCAGCAACGAATGGAAGATGGAATTAATGCTCTTTTGAGAAAATATTCCGTTACCTATAAGGTTAAAAATGGCCAATCAGCAGCATTTCGTCAATTTATGAAAGAGCACGGTGGAGTCCGTGCTTTTTATTTTAAAGACGTCGCACTAAATGGGGAGCTAGTTAAAGTTGTTTGTGTTAAGTTCCCTCGCCAAATTGGATTGATTCACACAACCTTTAATTGTGAATTTGAAGAGGTGGTGTAAATGCCTAAAAATTTACCTAAGAAAATGACCGCACTTTTGCCTGAATTAGAGCAAGGTGCGCTTATTGAATTGTGGGATATTGATTTACGCCATATTACTCCGACTAACGGGGCTAATACTGCAGGTGAATTATACCGATTCCACAACGGTTTAAACCAAGGGCGAACCAATATTTGGTGGCAGGGGAATGAGTATCAAGCCTACCCAATTAAAGCAGATGGATTTGAAATTAGTGGGCAAGGGCCTAGCTCTCGTCCAACATTAACAGTATCTAACCTATATGGAATCATTACCGGTATTGCGGTTAATTTAGGGCAAGGTGTTGGCGGTAAAGTAACTCGTAGATTGGTTTATGCGCAGTTTCTTGATGCTCGCAACTTTACTGGTGGTAAAAATGCTCAGGCAGATCCTACACAAGAAGCGGTTAGTTATTACATCATTGAGCAATTAAAAAGCCTTGATGATAAGCAAGCTACTTTTGAACTGGCATCACCTGCCGAAACGGATAACGCAAAAATCCCGCTATTAATGATTACATCTGACGTTTGTATTTGGCAATATCGTTCACCTCAATGTGGTTATACAGGCGGCCCTGTTGCCGATGAATTTGATAAACCAACAAACGACCGTAATAAAGACAAATGTTCGCATTGTATCCGTGGTTGTAAATTGAGATTTGGCGAGAATGCCGTGTTACCGTTTGGCGGTTTTCCAAGTACAACTCAGTATGGGAATTAATCATGATTATTCCGGATAAATTAAAAAAAGAAATACTGTCGCACGCTAAAAGTATAGAGCCACAAGAATGTTGTGGATTTGTTGTATTTAAAGACGGTTTTTCTTACATCCCTTGCGAAAATATCTCACACGATCCAGTTAATTTTTTTGAAATATCGGCAGATGATTTTCTTCTTGCTGAAGAACGTGGTTCCATTGTAGCGTTGGTTCATTCTCACCCAGATTCTGCTATTGAAAAAGGATTGCCATATTTATCCATTGCTGACAGAGAATGTCAGGTTAGAACACAGTTAGATTTTTGGCTGGTGGTGGATGACGACATTAAACAGTTCCGTTCTATTTTACCGCTGATTGGTCGCCAATTTGAAAACAATAAACAAGATTGCCGAAATATCATTCTTGATTGCTATATGTTATCTGGCATTGATTTACCCGATGATTCTAAATATGAGTTTGATTGGTTTGAAAACTCAAACTTATATGAAGATGGTATGAAACGGTGTGGCTTTTTTAAATTATCACAAGATGAACCTGTCCAGATTGGCGATGTAATCTTAATTAAAGTCGGTGCAAGTGTAGCTAATCACGCAGGAGTGTATCTAGGTGATCAGATGATGGTTCATCATAGTGAAAGTCGGCTCTCTGCACGTGTACCTTATGATGGTTTTTGGCTTAATTCCACTCATTCAATTTGGAGGCATTCAGAATGGCAAAAATTACATTTCACGGCAATCTTAAACGATTTAGCGATGAACCATTCGATCTTGATGTAAGCAACTTCCGAGAGTTAATGAGTGGATTAATCACTCAAATTCAAGGACTAAGATCGCATCTTAGCAAAGGGTATTACAAAGTTAGAATTGGTAGAAAGTATATAAGCAATGAACAATTAAAAAATAACCCAATAATTGATCTTGATGATAACTCCTCCGTACATTTTACACCAGTTATTACTGGAGCTGGTAAAGCGGCAGGTGTAATTCAAGCCGTTGTTGGGGTTGTATTAATTGCTGTTGCGTGGTGGAACCCGTTAGGTTGGTCAGCTGGTGGGGTAATGATAGCTGGAGCAATGGGCGCATCACTTGCCATGTCTGGAGCTATATCTCTTTTAACGAGACCACCAGATATGGGGAGTGGTGCTAATGAAAGTGAAAAGAAACAAAGCACATCATTCAGCAATCTTCGTAACTTAACTCCACAAGGGAGACCTATTCCGTTATTGTACGGAAAAATGATGACCAGCCTTATACTTGTTTCCCAAGGGATAGAAACTTTTGACGATCATCAATAACATCACAAATAAATTTAACCGCTTATAGGCACTGCTTATAGGCGGTTTTCTTTTTTAAGAGGTACTTATGGGCGGTAAAAGCCAAGGTTCAGCGCGCACACCACATGAAGCACCTGATAGCCTTCGTTCATCGCAACGATTACGTGCTATTGGTTTAATCTCTCTTGGTCCAATCAAAGGTCCAGCCAATAAATGGAAATCGACTTACTTTGACAATACGCCAATCCAAAATGCAAACGGTGTTGATGATAATGATGAGTCAAGTTTCAATTTCAAAAACACAGAGATAGCATATACGCTCGGAACGCAGGATCAAATGCCGCTACAAGGCTTTGAAATGTCAGAGCGCGAAGTATCAGTTGGTGCTGAAATTAAAAATGTTACCCCTGTAACAAGAACCGTCATTGATCCTGATGTGACACGTCTCAGAATTACATGTGGTGTAAGTGCGTTATTTTCTCAAAATGAGAATGGCGACACTGAGGGAACATCAGTCTCACTTGAAATCTTAATCAACGGGCAAAGCCGCGCAGTAAAAAATATTAGTGGTAAATCATCATCTCGCTTTTATCGCAGTTACATCATTGATAATTTACCGCCTAAACCATTTACCATTACAGTTAAAAGATTAACGGACGATAGTAAATCACAGCGGTTACAGAATGGCACTCATTGGGTTAGTTACACGGAAATCATTGATACCAAACTGTCATACCCAAACATGGCATTAATTGGCATTAAAACGGATTCGCGCTATAACCCAAATTTCCCTAATGTAAACTTATTGCTTTATGGTCGATTGGTTAAAGTACCAAGTACATATAATCCTGAAACAAGAACGTATGAACCTAGCATTTGGCGCGGTGACTGGAAAGAAGAGTGGACGGATAACCCAGCCTGGATTTTTTACGACTTAGTCACTAATTCTTTAGCTGGGTTGGGTAAACGAATTGGGGAATACGGATTGGATAAGTTCCAGCTGTATCAAATAGCAAAATACTGCGACGAATTAGTCGATGATGGATATGGTGGTAAAGAGCCACGAATGGTATCTAATCTATGGATTACAGAACAACGTGATGCCTATAACGTGCTATCAGACATGGCTTCTGTTTTTCGCTCTATTGCAGTGTGGAATGGAACGCAGTTTTCAGCTATCCAAGATAGAACATCAGATCCAGTTTGTTTATATACTCAATCAAATGTAGTTGATGGTAAATTCTCTCGCCAATTCGCAGCAGGAAAGACAATTTTCACTGCAGTAGAAGTTGAATATGCTGATGAACGTAACTTCTATCAAAAGGCGGTTGAGTACGTTGCAGATGATTTAATGATTGCTCGCTATGGCTACAATGTTAAGAAAATTACAGCTTATGGCTGTACAAGTCGTGGACAAGCTCACCGATACGGTAAATGGGTATTAGAAACATCTCGTCTTGAGCAATGTACTATTACCTTTGTAGTAGGTCGTCAAGGGTTATTGCATTTGCCAGGTGACATCATTGAAATTGCTGATAATGATTTTGCGGGTAAAACACTTGGTGGACGCGTTGTAGCGATAAACGGAAAGACAGTAACGCTTGATCAACCTGTAGAAATTACTGGTAATAGCTATTTAAGTTATCTCAATGATGAAATGCAGTTGGTGAAAATCAAAATCATCAATGCAGATAATACAAATAAATCGGTTGTTACATTAGAAACCAATCCTGTTGGTTTGAATGTAATGGATGATTGGGTATTAAAAACACCGCAAGTATCTACTCAGCTTTACCGTGCACTCGGTATTACTGAAAACGATGACGGAAGTTATACCATAACTGCACTGCAGCATGAACCGCAAAAAGAAGCGATTGTTGATGGTAGTGCAAGTTTTGTGCCTGTTGTATCAACAATGCACAATGGACTAACAAAAGTAACTAATGCTGATGTAGTTTATAGTGCTGATGGTATAAAACTAACTTGGTCAGTACCCACAACAGATACGTTATTAACCTATGAAGTGCGGTTATATCGCAACGGAAAGGTTTTTAAAACATATCTAAACTTAAAAAATCCAGAAATATCATTTGAAGGATTGCCTGACGGAAGTTATACCGCAGAAATCAGAGCTAAAAACCAAAGTGGCCAATTGTCAGATCCGGTAACACGATCATTTGAGATTAATCTCAACATCCCTAGATTTGTTACTAAATCCTTGTTATTTGCAATTGAGCTTGATTGGGATTTGCCTAAGACATTTACACCTGGGTTTAGCACTGAGATTTGGCGTAGCAATACAAATGACATAAGCACTGCAGTGAAAGTGGCAACACTGCCATATCCTCAAAGTAACTATGTTATTAATGGTGTGCCTTTATCAAAGGGCTACTACTTTTATTTGCGAGGAGTAGATAAGCAGGGTAATAAAGGTGAATTTACCGAAGCAGTATTTGGTGAAGCAGATCATAATCCTGATAACTTGTTAAATGCGTTAGAAGGGAAAATTACTAAATCCCAACTTGGCCAAGAGCTCATCAACTCCATTAAAGCTGATATTAATAATGCAGTTGGAGAAGAAGCTAAAACAAGACAAACTGCTGTCGCTGGTGCATTAGCTCAAATAGCTGCACAAGCCCAATCATCTGGAACCGCAATAAAAAATCTTGAAAAAGCAGACCAAGCACAAGCTGAAACCATCAAAACTGTGACAGCGAAGGCTGAATCAGCTTTATCTGGCATTACTGCAGTAAGACAGGCTCAAGCGGAAAGTGATAAAGCAAATGCACAACAAATTAACGCCTTAACCGCTAAAGTTGGCAATGCTGAATCAACAGTATCGCAGGTGAGCAGTGTTGTTGCCGAACTTAATGGCAAAGTTAGCTCAATGCACACAATCAAAACACAAGCTATTGCTGGTGGACGGACTGCTGTTGCTGGAATCGCACTTGGTGCTAACCAGGAAGAGAGTTCGGTCATTGTCATGGCTGATAAATTCGGAATTGTTGCTAATGCTAATGATGGTAATGTCAAACCTGTATTTAGTGTAGCTGATGGTCAAGTCGGTATTCGTGGTGATTTGGTTGTAGCTGGGTCTGTGACGAGAGATAAGTTGTCATCTGGTTCAGGTGCGAACCTATTTTATAATCCTATTTTTGCAAATCCAACAAATGGTGTTCCTGATGGGTGGACTTTATTTGAGGGAGGGCTGTCGAACGAACAGAAAGGTGAAAGAAGATGTTTTCAAGATCCAGATTATGGATTCAGGAAAGGTGGATATCTGCCCAATGAAAATGTTGTACGTTTCCATAATAGACAAACCAATAATAGCTCAACTCGAACAGGTATTCTTCAAAATGTTGCTGTAACAGCAAACAACTGGTATATCGTTTCGGCTTATATGGGCAATCAAAATTGCACTAAAGTTGAAATTTATATTGATGTGCGTGGACGAAACGGCGAATGGTTGCTACATAAAACAGTAGGTGTACCAAAAAATAAAAACTTCGTAGGTATTAATGATGCAGAACGAGCGTTTATTAAGTTTCAAGTACCGCCTAATGGTGTAAGCGTTGATGTATTTTTCTTTTTCTACGACGCAGACGGCTCAAATTCAAACGGCTGTTGGATGTTTGTTGGACGACCAATGCTTGAAGAATGTACTGAATATACTACACAGCCTAGTCCATGGGCTAATGCTGGTTTAACGGAAGTGCACGGTGGCAGTATTATTGCAAATACAATCCGTGGCGACCATATACAGGCTAATCAGGAAATTAGAGCACCGCGAATAACTGGTGGCGTAATCATTGGTAATACCGTTAATGGTGCAACAGTTAATGGTGGAACGGTTAATGGTGCCGTAGTAAGCGGTGGTACGGTAAAAGGTGCTATTGTTGAAGGTGGCGTAATCAAAGGCGCAAGACTGGAAGCTGTAACTGGTAAATTTAGTGGTACGTTAGAAGTTAATAATCTTGTTGGTGGCAATTTATGTGAGGTGTTTATTGCTAATGTCTATATAGTTGGCTCAAGCTATCAATCGAGAATAAGAATATCTCCATCGCCAGTTAAGCGGATGTTTTTCATTGTCAATTCAAGCAAAACGTTCACAGTAGAGGCTAATCAATCTCATGAGTATTACTACTGGCACACAGATAATAAAGTGCCTACAGAGCTTTTTAATATTGGCTATGGAAATAAAAACCCTGCAAAACTTTGCATTACAGCATACGCAGTATCAAACACAACCACAATGACACAAATCTAGGAGTAAAAATGACAACATTTAATAAAATCTTAAATCCAATGTATTCGGCTATTGCTGCATACTCCAAGCAAGAAGATGGCTCAATCAATGCCAAGTATGTATTAGGCACAGGCGAAGATAGTGACGGCTCTGTGACTAACTTCACGCCCATTATCTCTGATTATAAGTGGATTGATGCAGTAGCAGCTAAAGAGCTAATTAGCAAACCATTAACCAAAGAGGATATTGGTAAAACAACAGAGCAGATTGATTTAGAACGGATTTATGCTTATCTGAAAGAAAACGGTCAAATCGTAATCTAATCAACCTTAACTAAAATCAACCGCACTTTGAGCAATCATCGTGCGGTTTTTATTTGGAGCAAAAATGGAAAACATTGAGCTAGAAACAGTGCGTGGTGATGATGACGGGTGGACTTTTGAAATCCTAGAAGATGACGAGCAAAAAAGTGATTTGACTGGTAGCAAGTTTGATATGTGGATTGAGCCAAAGAAAGGCGAGATTATCAAGCTATCAACGGAAACTGGCGAGATTACTGTAAGCGAAAATCTAGTGACCGTTACGCTATCACACGATAAAACGCTAGGTGCGAAATGGGAGACTGCAAGCTGGGATTTGCAGTGTACCAGCCCACAAGGATTAATTAGAACGCTCGCAGGTGGTGAATTCGCGCTTATCCACGATATAACGGAGGCGAGATGATTATCAGATTAGTTAAACGCTCAAAACCTAATATCAAGGTTAAAGTACGGTTAATAAAAGAGATTGGCGAGAGAAAGGAAAAAACCCCAACCCTCGAAGAATTAATTACTTTTTACAAAATAGGAGCTTTATAGATGGCAGCACAAGAATTTCACCAAACCCTCACAGAGTTTGCCGAGTTTGTCGGCATGAAGGATAAAGAAATTACTAAGCTTATCGGGTCTATGCAAAGTCTGACAACATCTCAGAAAGATACGCTTGTTGGCGCAATCAATGAGATGAATCAGCGAATCAACAGCCTATCAGGTAGCGCAGCAGGTATCAATGATAGCGCAACCGATGAAGCCTCAACCTTATCCGCTAAGAAAATCCTTGAGCTTGTAAATAAAGCAAAAGCCGATGTCAAAAATGAGTTATTGGGTGGCGAAGTAGATGCAAGCATTGATACTATTAAAGAGCTTGGTGAGATGCTGAAAGGCATTCAAACAGGCGAAGATGGCTTGAACAAACTCATTCAAAAAATCTCACAATCCAATGAAGCATTAACCACGCTTAATCAGAAATTCACCGCTCTAGATAGCGTAAATTTAAAAGACGCATATAACAGAGGATATAACCTATAATGACACTTCAAGCGAATATATCAGAATTCGCTGAATTCATGGGAACTGAAATTAAGCGAATTGAGAAGAAAATTCCAACCAGTAGCGGTAGCCAATCCAGTGATTCCACAATAATCACTGGAAATGGACGACCAGACAAACCCGAAACCACTAGCGGAAAAATAACAGGAAGAGAGCCAAATGGTGCTTTTTACTTTTCTGAAAATGGTTCAGGCGTTGGAGCTTACCTGTGGCAGAAGCAAAACAACAAATGGATTGTTACCTCTGCCGATACAGGCGAAAGACGGATGACAAAGACATCCGTAAATATTAAGGAAGGATATATATCTCTAAGGCGAGTTAATAACACCGTAGAATGTACTTTTACTGGTGGCTCATGGGGTTCTATTTCTTTTTACGGAAGTGGAGCAAAAGGATTTGTGCGGAAAAATCACGCAAAAAGAATGGATATTTTACCTCGCCAAAAAATACCTGTCGGATTCCGCTCCAGTGTACCTTTTATGTTTCCTTTTTATAGCGATGAGGGTGAAAACGTGGGAATGGTTTATGTTGGCAATATATCAGACTCCAACTATATTGAGTTGAGGTTCAAAGATAGTGTGCCAACACAAGATCTTACTTGGATGAGGTTGCCAGTTATCAACTGGATAACACCCGATCCATTCCCTGAAACACTGCCTTAATCTAGAAGTTCAGCGACTTCTTCCATATTCGGGGCGTAATAGACATTTTATAATATCTGAATGTCTTTACGCCTTATTTTATGGCATTATTACAACCCTGTAACTTTTGTGGTTTCGGAAAAATATATATCATTTCGGAAATAAACAATATTACAGATACATAATAAACTGATTTTATTATTTAAAAATTGGTGTTTTTAAATTTGTACATTTTGACTTCAAA